GATTAAGAAATATCTAAAGTCTTGTAGTTTTTCTGGTAAAGGGTGCAATTATCAATCAGCTAAAGGGATAGCATCTAGGTCTGGAAGATTTAGCATTAGTTCTTCCATAGGATTTTTTTCTACAGGAATACACTCAACACCATTATCTTTTAAAAACTGTCTAGCTACATTTAGATCCCCTGCTTTTGCATCACCACTTTTAACTTTGTCTAATAATTCTTGAGCTAAGACTAGGTGTAACTGTTCTAATAATTTAAAATTCTTATCCATGGTTAGCTATATTTATGAATTAATATAATCACTTTTTAGGTCTTTTGCCAAACATAAGTATGAATCTAAAGGTTAGCCATACCCAATGTCCTTGCTGTCACTTTTTTTCCTCTCAAGTGGTTGTTCACACACAGAGAGATCGTAAAGGTGTAATTTTACGCAGAAGGCATTGTAAAGATTGTAATCATAGATGGTATACAATTCAATATCCAGAAGTTGTATTTACAAAATCTAATCCTTATAAAGCAATTAAGGCTTAGATTTTTGCCACCATTTTTTATTGTTTTTTTTCTTTTTTGTTTTTTCTTCTTCAATTAATTTTAAAGAATGTAAATATGCTAATTTTTCTAAACAACTAGCAATAAAAGTTGTTTGAGAATGATTTTGTCTAATTAAATCTATACATAAATTTTTTATATAAGTTGCATTTTTACACTGTCTTATTTCATGAATTTGTTTTTCTCTTGCCAATTCTTCTTCCAAAGTGGGTTCTACATCGAACTCTTCATCTAGTAATAACTCGATCAATAATTCTGGGTTCATTTTTAATTTTTTGCCATTCCTTACTTCTATTTTGCTGTTCTCTTACAGCTTGACAATGACTACAATTACACAAATTCATGTTTGATTCAACCATAGCTTTCTGTAAAAGAATTGTTAATCTTAGGTTGACTTGTAAAAGTCCAGCAAAACCTCTTGTGCAATCCCCATCACCCAGGGGTTTTGTTGTTTATGGATTAGGTCTATTTCTCCAGTTTCTATTTGGAGGTTGTGATTGAGATAATGACTGTTCTAATGATGCCACTGATTTATCTAATTGGTTCAATCTTTTAAAAATTTCTCTGATATCCGCATCTCTTCTGTTACTGATATTTGCCAACATCATTAAAACAGCAGTTGCAGCAGCCCCTATTGCAGCCTCTAACATAGTTTTTACCTATATTAGTATTAATATTGCATTTATTTTTTATGGATGAAACAAAACCAAAGAACTTTTTAGAAAAATTAAAAGATAAAGTTCCTGATCGTGAAGAGCAATTTGAATACGTCAGTATTGCTGTGCGTTTGCTTGTGGTTTTTTGGAGTGGGGCTCTCGTTACATTAAATTATTTACCTAAGATTCCTGGACTTACAAGTGGAGAAAAGCAGGATATAACTTTTCCGGCATCTTTATTGGCTTCAAGTTTGGCTAGTTTTGGACTAGAGAAGTCAGCTAAAAAGAAAGGTGATGGTACGTATGAAGTACCTCCACAAGATAAGCCAATGACAAAAAAAGAGATGGAAACAATGATTGCTAGTTCACAAGGTAATTATCAAACAATTAGAGTTGAAACACCCATTAAAATTGAAGGTGCTCAAGTAGTCAAAACTGATCCTTTAACAGGAAAAGAAATTGACCCACAAACAGGAAAACTAAAATGAAAAAATTTCTTCCTCTTTTATTTCTTCTTTCATCTCCAGTATTTGCAGACATAAATCACTCTATAACTAGTTCGGTTCAACTCACTGTTAACGCAGCAGCTACCCAGGCCCAAAGAATCGGGTCGACTTTTTCGGCCTCTGGGACGGGGGTGGATTTAGCGATAGGTGACGATGCTGGACGCATATCAAATGGAACGATTACTTCAGGGGTTTATAACCCAGGAACAGTTCTTGCAACGCAGAACGCAACTTCTGGAGAGAGTTTTTCCTACAGTCAGTCATTCGTTCAGGCGGACGCTTTGAGTGGAGCAGCTCCTAGTGTCGGAGCAGTTCCTAACTATTCAAACGTAACTTCGACAGCGGCAGGTGTAGCTGGGTCACTGGCTGGGTCGGTCACGAGTGCGTCTGTGAACAGCATTACAGCAGGAGGTGCTGGAACTTCGGCCATATCCAGTATTGAAAGTGCCTTAACTATTAAGTAATGAAGCGGCTTCTGCCACTGTTATTACTTATAAGTTCCCCTGCTTATAGTGTACCCGTGGTGCCAAATTTCTCTCAGGGTGTGATGCAATCCACCACGAGGACGACTAGCGTAGTGACAGAAAATATTGTTTCTCACGATTACTCTGGCTATCAGTACTCTTTAAATGGTTCAAATATTTCTATCGATGGAAACTCAATCGCACCTGACCCTAACACCACTACAAGCACAGTGGGAGGACAATCACAAACATGGACTGGATTAGACATCAATTCCAGAGGAAACGTCACGATTACGAATCAAGGTCAACCTTTCCAATTCGTAGAAACTTATCGTGGGCCATCGCTCCAAAACGTAACAACCATTCAGCGGACAACAAATATAGAATCAGTGACAGAAACAACGTCCGTCTTCTCCCAGTAATTGCGTCACTATTTATAACTTTACCTGCGTATTCTCAGACCTCTTCGACTGCGGCCCCCGTTGCAAATTCTAGTGGTTCAGTCACAAATATGGGTATACAGAACTTGCCAGGTAATAGTGTTACCAACCATTATGGAGGGAATATTATATGTCAAGGACCGATGTTGACTATATCTCCATTCGTGACCGATTCACATTCATTTAGTAAGCCTAGAGAGTATTGGTATGATGCACCTTCTTATAATGATGATGGAAGTTTGAGCCACTACGTTGCTACACGTACAGGACAAAAAGATAACTTTGCCTTGAACCTAGGGGTATCTGCTAACTTCTCAATCCCACTAGATAATTCACTTCAAAGAAGATGCAAATCTGCTGTAGATAAGCAGCTTTCTTTACAACAGGAACTGGTAAATTTTAAAAGATTAGATTTTGAAATTACAAGATTGAAGAACTGTGGGGAATTAAAGTTGGCTGGTATAGAATTTTCTCCTTCTTCTTCCTATCACAAGATTTGCTCCGACATTCTCGTAAAACCCAAGATGGGACAAGTTTTACCGCATAGACATACACTTAAACCTTTAGAGGTGGTAACCCCTTCTTCTCCCGATAAGCGTTAGCTCTCTTTTCTGATTGTGTTAAAGGTCTAACTGGTTTACCAAGTTTCTTTTTAATCTTGTTAATTATTTGCTTAAGTGCTGGACGGACTAGACGTAGCAAGACAGGAGTTGCAAGAGCCGCACTTGTAGCAATAAGAGTAATCCCAGTAGTGCTAACAACTTGAGGGGCAGTTGGAATGGCATTAACAATTTGTTGAGTCGTTGTTAATTTCTTGTACTGCGTAATACAACGATTGCCAATTAATTGATACGCAATTATTTCTTTCCTGCCATCTTCGATTTTAGTGCCAATCTCTGCCGCTCCAGGTGGCGGGCAATCCTCGATTTCCTTGGGGGGAGGTGGGTCCGCTGCTGGGATGGGTGGTTGTGGATATCTTTGTTCCTCGTTCTTCGGTGGATATATAAGTTCTTCTGGCGTGTAGTCCATTGCGTTATAGCTTGGATACTCCGCTTGGCATAAGACAACATTTCCTTTTGGATCATTAGTTAGTAATGCACTATTTTCCCTCGAATTTTTCCTTGCTTCAACACATCCAGGCATATCAATTACAGGGAAACCTAAGTTAACTGTGACTGGAGCTGGAATATTTAAAGACTGAGGTGGCTGTATTTGCCATACTCGAATAACAGGATTCCTTATTGGTGCTATTTCTATCTTTGGTATTTTGTTTTTAGTTTCCATCCCTAGAACTTAGGAATACTAATTACTTTAGGAGCTGTGGTAGGTAATGCAGGGCTTGTTAAATTAGGTAATTTTATTTGACTCATAATTTGTTTTATAAGTTTTTCTTGAATCGTGTCTCTATTTGCTTTAAACCAAAAGTAACCAAACGTTCCAGTACCGATTATTGATACTGACAAAACAAAGCTAATTGCTGATAATAAATTAGCTATTTTATTATTAAACATGATAAAAAAGGTGCTAGTGAATTTAACAATGCCAGCCTTAACAATGACTATGCTCTTGTTATTAATAGGTCTAGCACCTTTTTATGTATTTGTAAGTTATATGGTACGAAACTTAGAACCTAAAATGACCACTTCAAGCCAACTTTAGTGCCATAAGTATTGGTTGTATCTGTTAATAATGAGAACTCACCATAGATATTTACTTTTTCAGTAACATCAAACCCACCACCAACTTTTGCAGAAAGTTCAGTTGAACTGTCTCCACCATCAGGAGTAATAAAAGCAGGGCCACCCTGTAAATACCATGAACCTGAGTTGCCTAAACTATTTTCATAACCTAAATGTAAATCTGTTGTTGTTGAAGAATAATTTGACCCAGCAAATGAAGAATTAGCTTCTACATTTGTATAAAAGCCAGCAAAACAAGGAGCTGAAAATGTTGCTAAAACAGCAACAGGAGCTAATGCACGAAACATTTTATTTGTTATAAAGTTTGATAATAGCTAGTTTTTAATTTTTTTCAGCTTCAACTGGTACAGGATCAGTATTGTTTATTAATTCACTACAAAGTTGAATTTGACCAAGTATTTGTGCATGATTTTGTTTTAATTGATTTTGATATTTATTTGCGTTTTCAAATTCCTTCTCAATTCTTGATTTCTCAAGCTGAAGGGCTGCAAGTTTTTGTTTTAAGTCAATCATAATTTTAAATTGTTTTTTGTGATATTAAATATGTTTTATAAGCAGCTTTTACATCAGTAGTCCAAACAGCATTGCATACAGATTGAACTTCTTGCGGCTCTCCAGATATATCTGTTTCTACTAAATTATCAGAATTATCTAATTGCCCGATTGTAAAAGCATATCTTTCAAATTTAGAAGCAATCTCAACTCCATCTTTTTTAATAATATGTTTTTTTCGGACTTGAATAGATTTATATTTACCGACAATTTCTATTTTGTCGTATTCAGTTGTTTCAGTTAGTGCCATTAGGATTAATCTCCGATTAAAACAGGTTTTGGCTTAGTTTAATGACATAGCTCGGTCATGTTTTTAATTAGCTTATCGTATAAAAAACAGATAAGGCCGCTCTAGGTGAACTAAATCCAGCATTACTAACAAATATTTGTGTTGAATTAGGTTGAACAAAAACAGTTGCACCCTGACCATTTGATGTACCTGTATTAGCTAATACAGGAAAAATTATTTGTCCTACCCCTGCCTTACCACCACATGTAAAAGGTAAGTTAGATATTGTCACACCACTATCTCCACCTGCAAAAGCAAAGTCGTTAGAACCTGATCTTGTAAAAACTATACTTATAAAAACCATATCCCCAATTTTTGTATATAAACCATTTGGATTTGAGCTATTAGTAACGCCTGAAAGTGAAGGTGAGAAAGAACCCTCTTCATAGTCATCTAAAGTATTTGCATCAGTATTAGAGGTTGCACCTAATACAATTCCTCTTCCAGCAGCACTAAAAATTAAATCTCCATCACCAATCCTTACCTCACCTGTTACTGCAAGAACTGATCCATCATAGGTTAAGTTTGACTCAGCATCTAAAGTATTAGCAGTATCAGAACCAGTGATAACTTTATTATTTGCATTATTATTAATTGTTGTACCACCCACGCCAGTTAAGTTGGATCCATCAATAGCAGGTAAAGTACCTGTAATATTAGCAGCAGGTATCGCTGTTAAATTAGCTGCTGAAGCTGCTGGTAACGTAGCAGGGAATCTAGCATCAGGTATTGTTCCAGAAGTTAAATTAGATGCACTTAACGCAGTTAAATCTATAGCAGACCAAGATGTATTACCATTTGCATCAGTAGTTAAGAACTGACCATTCTGTATGTTTTGAGGAAACGTAAAAGTATAACTTGCACCAGCACTATGAGGGGGTGATTTTAGTTTTATACCATGAGAGTTTTCAGCACAGTTAAGTTGTATATAACCTTCTGTAGATCCAGAAGTACCTTTAGCTTCAAAACTTGGTAAAGAAGATGTTGATACTGCATTAATCTTATCTCTTGTAACAGCATCGTTAGCAATAGCTGCTTGCACTACGGCATCATCAGCGATAAGTGCTGAAGTGATTGCATCATCAGCTATTTTTGCACTTGTAATAGCATCATCAGCTATTTTTGCATTTGTAACAGCATCGTTATCTATAGTAAAAATTGCACCAGTATTGGAAACTGTAATATCACCTTTATCTCCATCTGTTAAAGCTGCTCCACCTGCACCTGTAGAATCTTCTGCTGGTTCCCATCTATTATTTGCAGCAATATATTTTAAGACTTGGCCATTAGACGGGGTGGCATTATGGACATTAGCTAAATCTTCTATGTTTTTAGTAGAAGTTACATCAGCATTAGCAGCTATGCCTGATAATTTAGTTTTCTCTGCATCAGTAAAGGCATTAGTATCAGAGTTTGCTTCGTAAGCAGTTTTTATTTCTGCATTTGTCTGGTCAGCAGTTGCATTACTTTCTATACCATTTAATTTAGTATGGTCTGCATCAGTAAACACGTTGCTATCACTAGCACTTTCGACTAAAGTTCTTATTTCTGCTGCGGTTTGATCTGCTGTAGCTGATGCTTCAATACCTGATAGCTTTGTTTTTTCTGCATCGGTAAAAGCATTTGTATCACTGTTTGCTTCGTAAGCTGTTTTAATTTCTGCGTTAGTTTGATCGGCAGTTGCATTAGCTTCTATAGCGTTTAGTTTGGAATGATCGGCATCTGTAAAGACATTACTATCAGTGGCATTTTCTACAGCAGTTCTTATTTCTGCATCTGTCTGATCTGCTGTAGCGTTCTCTTCAATACCACCTAACTTATCTAATATCTCCTGTTGAGCAAATATAACCTGATCTGCATTGGTATCTAAATCTGTTTCAGTTAAAACACTTCCATCTGTAAAATCTACTTTCTTTGTACTGATATTTGTATTTCTAGTAAATTTAATATTACCTGTACCAGAAGGGGGTATGTTACCAGAAGTAAAAGTAACAGTAGAACCACTTATTGTATAGTGTGTACCTAATGTTTTAAGTACTCCTCCTACTGTTACATCAACTTCACTATCAGCTAAGAATGAA